ATCACCCTCGCCCCGCAAGTCAGCAACGCTGATGCACAGGATTGGGTGAATCGCGTCTATGCCAACGGCGGCACGGTGAGTTCCAGCACGGCGGCGGCGGTGAATACCCTGTGCGACTCACTGGATGCGGCATCGCTACGCGACCGCTTTTACCGGCTCAACCTGTTCTGCGGCACAGGACTCAACGCCGCACTGGTTCCGCTCTATCGGGGGCCGTCGCTCGGCGGCACGCAGTACGGCAACACCACCGACACCAACAACGCGTTCGTCGGCGTCGGCACCGACTACGCAGAGACGGGGGCTGGCGGCGGTCTGCTTGGCAACGGAACAAGCAAGTATCTCAACACCGGCCTGACGGTGAGCAACATCGGGACAGCATCCAGCGGGCATATGTCCGCGTATCACGGCCTGAGCAGCGGCGTGAACGCCAACCGCTACTACCTTGGTGCTAACGACGCATCAACGTCGAATCGCTTCTACCTCGGTACGGATTCGTTCTCCTCGGCGACTGTGTTTGGAAGTTACGGCGCGACTCAGAACGCCACTCAGTCTCTCGCAGCAAACGGCCACGGCCCTGCCGGTCACAGAATCCTGTCGCGCGAGACAGACTCTTCGCTCACGCACTACCACAACGGTTCAGTGGTGGCGACAAACACAACGCCGATCACGCCTGCTGTTTCGACTGCTGCGTTCGCTGTCTTTGCCGCGAACCGAAACGGCACTGTGGACAGGTTCCACAACTCTTGGATTGCCGCCTACTCAATCGGCCTTGGGTTCAACTCAGCGCAGGCCGCCGCCTACCGGGACATCATGCAGACATTTCAAACCGCTCTCGGAAGGAACGTCTGATGACCCTCGCAGAGTTCCTAGCCACGCCGCTGCCCGACACCGCCACTCTCCAGACGTTGGCGATTGTGTTCGACACCGCCCTTGCCCAGAAGATGCTCAACTACCATTCTTGGTACGGCGACCCTCGCTGCACCGTGTACCCTGCCGCACTAGCCGATGGTCGGTGGTGTCATGTGGCCGACATCCTGCCGCAGTGCATTACGCCTGACGGCATCTATGCGGCGGGCTTCGCACGGCTGGATGCCAGCAACTTCGCCAGCGTGGAGGTGATCCCGCTGGCAGACCTTGAGTTTGCGGACGGCGTGCCTCAACTTGTGCCAGAGCAGTCCCCTAGCCCTGTGAACTAGGGGACTGCAAAACTGCGCGTCTCTGTATCGCCGCGACCAAATCACCGGCCGGAAAAACATGGCATCGAAACTACTTGAAATCTGCGAAGCGCTCGCAACTTCTCTCGCTGGCGTTGCATGGGCGATCGAATCGGTTTCGGTGGATCGCCGCAACTTCGTAACGATAGACCCCGATGATATGGCCGCGCCTGTTATGTTCGTTACCCCTGGGAGCGCGGAGGTTCAACGCATTGGCCGCAACTCTCACCAATACGATTACTCGGTGAGCGTGTTCGTGGGCCGGCATACGCCAACCGAATGGGATGCCGATGGAATGCTAGAACTTGCGGAAGATGCGCTTTCAGCGATCCGCGCCCACAAGTGGCCTTCGCCGTGGGCCGGCGGGGTAACGTCGCCGGTTTCGCTGGGAATCGAAATCAACCCGGATGATGCGCTAAACGAGAGAAACGTATGGCGCGCGGTCATTAGCGCGACTTACCGCGTCAACGTGGTCGATGCCTAGACGGCCGGGGGTGCTGAATGGGGAAACGGCCGGTATCCGCCGAAACCGTCGCGCGGTTCCGATTCCAGTTCAACGTGCGAAAAGGTTTCTTTGACGTTCCAAAGGTTCGCAAAACTTTGGGCGAGGCCCGCTTTCGCGCGTTGGATAAAGCCGGCTTCCAAGTTCATTCGGCCGCGAAGCGCGGCATCGGCCAGCGGGCGCCAAAGAAAACGAAAAAGTGGGTTAAGACTAGCCGCGAGGGGCGGCCGGTGGAGTTTGTCGGCGGGCTTTACCGCGATATCACGCCATACGGCAGCGGCAAGCCGCGGGCGCCGGGGCAGCCCGTCAAATCGTGGCAGCCGAAACGGTTTCTCTACCGCGACATTCGCCACTACTACGATTTTTCCCGCGGCTCCGTAATCATCGGCCCCGAAAAAGCCGCGTGGTTAAACCAGTTGCATGAGTTCGGCGGGGTGTTGAGGCTGACCGCGTACCGAATCAACGTAGGGGCCGCCCGCATCGCGTACCAGCGGCGGGCGAAGGGCCGCGGCATAGCCCGCGGGGCTAACGGCCGGCAGGCTCTAGGGGCGCTCTTGTGGACGCACAAGGGCTTCCGCGGCTCCCGCAACTGGGAACGAACGTCGATGACGAAATCGGCCCGCTACCCCGCCCGCCCGTTTATGGGTTCGGCTTCGGTGGCGACCGCGCTCCGCAAGATTCCCGAAGCATTCCGCGACACGATCCGCGGCCCCGGCTAGCCATAGACGGGTATGGGTTTCGCGCCGGCTGATACGGTAAACGTAGGCACTGGAGAACCTACATAATGCCAACTTTTAACGTTACGCTGGGTAAGGACGCAACCCTTACCGGCATTAACAACGCGCGATCCGCAACCGTTTCAAGTTCTGCCAGCGAGGTAGACGTAACGAAGTTCGGGGACACTTCGCGCAAGTTCCGCAAGGCGCTTATCGAGCAGACGATCGAAGTGGAATGCGTCGATACCCCCGGCGCGACCATTGGCGCAACTTTTACCGTCACTGGAACGCAAACAGGAAACGCGACCTACGTTGTGACCGGCATCACGCGGAGCGATCCGCTTGACGGCATTTCGACGTTTACCGTATCCGGCTCCCGCAGCGCTTAACTAAAACCACAAGGCAACCAAATGGCTATCACACTTGGCAAGGATCAGAGCGACGCGCCACCGTTTGGCGGGTCTGGCATTATTAGCGCTTCGTTTACGCAAGAATGCGATACGATCGACATTTCGAATCGTGGCAATATTGGTGGCGGTTCCGGCAGCCCCGGCCGCAAGGCTTTCAAGGCCGGTTTCAATAAAAAGACTTGGGAAATCGAAACGCACGACGTTAGCGGGCTTATCACTTCGCTGGAGGCTGCCGGCACGGCTGGCAGTTTCAGCGTTATGAGCGTTACGGAAAACGTTTCGATCGACAACGCGATTACCTACACCGTAACCGCGATGGAGTTTTGATCGGTGGCAATCACGCTGGGGAAAGATTGTTCCATTAGCGTTGGCGGCACTGTCACCGGCGCGAGGAACGTATCTTTCACCAGCACCGCAAAAACGATTGATATAGACCCATACGGGTCAAGAGATTTTCCGGTCTACTCCGTAGGCTATGACACTACCGTAGCGGTTGAGTTTAACGACAACGCTTCCGCTAGCAGCATTTGGGCGAACCTACAAAACGGCGCGCTAATCAGCGTTAGCGGCGGGTCTGGCGGTTGGTCATTCAATGCGGTGGTAACTGGCATTTCCGAAACCGATCCACTCGACGGGGTGGCAACCTTCACGGTTGAAGCAAAACTGACGCGGCAGGGGCTGCGGTAGATATCCCCCGGAGGTTTTTGCGTGATTGAGTTCCGCGACGATGAGGGCCGCCCGTGGCGGCTGGCGTTGACTGTGGCCGCCGCCATGCGCGTTCGCGATATGGTGCGCGTCGAGGTTGCGACGGCAGACGGCGACGATGACGGCAAGCCGGCAACGGTTCGCAAGTCTGTGCCGTTTGACATCGCAGACGTTACGGCGATCGGGCAGACGTTTCAGATTCTCCGCAGTCAGTTCGTGACGGTCGGTGAGGTTCTTTACGCAATCCTTTCCGCGCAGGTCGAAGAAAAGGGATTGACGAAAGAGCAGTTTTTGGAAGGGCTTCGTGGCGACTCGCTTGATACGGCACGCGCCGGGCTGGAATCGGAGTTGGCGGATTTTTTCCCGCAGCGCCTCCGCAGAATGGTTCGGCTAATCAGCGCCAAGATGGAAAGCGTCAGCGCGGAAATGCTGGATCGCGCGGAGGCGCAGATGGCGGGAGCCACGGCCGAAAGCCTGACGGGCGCACCGTCTGGGATGCCATTTGGGAAGCCGCCGGAATCATCGGAGTCCACCCCGGCGAATGGACTTTCCGCCAACTCGCCGCAGCCCGCGATGCCCGTCTAGATGCCGATTGGTGGCATACCGCCAATCTGCTATCGATGCTCTACAACGCAAATCGACCTAGCAACAAACCCGCCGCGGAGCCAAGTAAGTTTCACCCGTTCGCCAAAAAGCCCGCACCAAAACAGGCCAGCCCCGAAGATTTAAAACGCTTGTTCGGCCCAGATTGGCAAAAGTTCGTCTAGAGGTTTACCAATGGGCGCCGGTCGCGTTAGGCAGGGGCAAGTCTATGTTGAGATTGGCGCAGACCCGGCGAAGTTTTTCGCCGCGCTCAATCGCGTAAATAAGCGGATCGCCGGCCTAGGCCGCGAACTGTCGAACGTTGGCGCCGGTATCACGGGCGCCGGGCTGGCGCTCGCCGCCCCATTCGTGGCCGGCGTGGCTGCCGCGGCAAGGTTCCAAGATACGATGCTGGCGGTGCAAGCCTCGACGGGGGCAACCGCCGGCCAGTTGGATGCCGTGCGCTCCGCGTCCATGCAAATGAGCGCGGCCCTATCGGTCGGCCCCGCCGAAGCCGCGCAAGGAATGTTGGAACTGCTTAAGGCCGGTATGAGCCTTGACGCGGTTCTAGGCGGCGCCGGGGAGGCAGCGATTCAGTTTGCCAAGGTCGGGCAAATGGACGTTGCCAAGGCGGCCGTCGTTATGTCGGACGCGATGAACGTTTTCGGCGTATCTGCCGCCGTCGCCGCGAACACGATCAGCGCCGCGGCTGACGCTAGCAGCACTTCGATTGAGCAAATGGCGGAATCGTTCGCGATGAGTTCGGCGGTGGCCGCGCTCGCGAACCAATCGATAGGCGACCTATCCACCGCGCTCGCGATCCTCGCCAACAATGGCGTAAAGGGTTCCGATGCGGGAACCAGCATCAAAACCATGTTGATGCGGTTGATGGCGCCGGCTGACGAAGCGGTTGGCGCGCTCAACCAACTGGGCCTATCGGTTAACAGTTTTAGAAACGCCGATGGATCGATGCGCCCAATGGTGGAAATCATTGGCGTGTTGACTCGCGCGATGGAAGGAATGGATCAAGCGGCAAAGGATGACATTTTCCGCCGCGTGTTTGGGCAGGATGCAATCCGCGCCGCCGCGATCCTTACCAGCGTTGGGGTCGATGGATTTAACGCCATGCAGGAAGGCATGGAAGGCGCGTTGACGGTAAGCGAGAAATACAAAACCGTTATGAGCGGATTGAGCGGCGCCGCGGCCGCGCTGTCTGCCGGTATGCAACGGCTCGGCATCGTGTTGGGCGAGAGTGTTGGCGGGGCGCTTCTCTCGCTTATGCCGCCAATC